TACCTATGCAAACGCATTGAGCATCCGCATTTCTCCTGCCACAAGTGGCAACGCAAACGAATACAACCTTGAGGTCATTGAGGCCGGCGCCGTTGTTGAGAACTTCCCCAATTTGCAAAGCATCACAGCTACTGCGGTCAACTTTGTCGACACGGTTGTCAACAACGCGCTTACTGGATCCAAACTCATCACTACCACGGATCAGGGCATCGCTCTGAACCCGGATGGGGCAACTACAGCCGTCACTCATGGTCCGTTGACTGGTGGCGATGATGGGCTGACTAGCATCGGCGACAATGACTTTATTGGTGACAAGGGTGGTGGGACTGGGCTATACGCTTTGGATGAAGTGCAGGGCATCACCTTGCTCGCGGTCCCGGATCAGGTCACGTCTGCCGTGCAGAACGCAATGCTGACCTATGCAGAGACCGACCGACAAAGGGAGGTGTTTTGCATTCTTGACCCGCCCGCTTCTCAGACAGCGGCCCAGATCATCACCTACGTTGAGACAACGGCGACGCTGCTGGACTCTTCCGAACACGGGATGATTTACTGGCCGCGTCAGAAGGTCCTGAATCCGAGCACGGCGGTCTACGGGAGCGGCGATAACATCACGGTTGCCTTCTCTGGGGCCATTGCTGGCTTGATCGCCCGGGTTGACGCGTCGAAGCCTGGCGGAGTGTACGAGCCTCCGGCTGGCACCTTGGGTGTCTTCAGGACGGCTACTGGCCCGGAGACAAATGAAGTTTGGGATGAGGCCAAACGGGACCTTGTCTACCCCAAGCGAATCAATCCGATCACGTCGGGGCGAGGGAAGAAGCCCTTCCTTGACGGGACGCGTACGCTCAAGGGCGATGGGCTCTTCCCAACGATTTCCGAGCGTCGTGGGGCTAGCTACTGCGAGACGGCCATCCGCGAGCTCGTTGATGTTGCAAGACATCGGCGGATTACGGATGAGCTTTTGCGGGACTTGACTCGCATCGCAGATGGTTGGCTTCGCGGTGAGACTGCCGATGGAGCGTTTGCTAGCACCAAGCCAGAGGATGCCTTCATTGTCGACTTCGGCAAGGGGCTCAACCCGGCTTTGATGAGGAACCAGGGTCGAGTTACCGGTCGCATTGGCCTCGCGTTTGCCAAACCCTGCGACTGGGTGATCCTGAAGTTTGGACCTGACACACGAGCGATTGACCAAGAGCTGCAAGCTGCTGCTCTAGGAACGTAGGAGCGAAACGATGGCTCAGATCCGTAGACGCTATCAGCTACAGGGCGCGAACTTCCGAGCGCGCGTCAACGGCTTCACGTCGTTTATCTTCCGATCCATCTCTGAGCTGTCGATGGAGCTCGAGAAGATCGAGATTCGAGAAGGAGGGAGGATCTTGCCCGTTATTGAGCTGGGTCTGGGGTCCTCGACCGACGTTACCTTTGAGCGTGTGAAGGCCATCGAACCTGACATGATTCTCTGGTGGGAACGCGCGATTGACGCCAAAACCGGTCTTGGTGAGCTCACGGAGTCCTTACGAGAGGACGTCGACATTGAGCAGCTCGACAGGGACGGGGGCGTCATGGCGACAGTTCGTATCTACCGGTGCCTGCCGATCAAGTACGTACGGGGTGCTTGGGATGCGGGAACGTCAGAGCCGGTAATTGAGTCACTTACCTTGGCCCATGAGGGCATGAAGGAAGTGACGATCTAACGCGAAGGAGGAAAACCAATGGAACGAGAAGTTGTCTGCCCCTCGGGGCTAACGGGAGTAGTACGTGGTCTGCGCGGTAAGCAGGTCAACCTCTTCACTACCCCAAAACCGCTCCACCGTGGCGAGCTGGTCACCACCATCCTCAACGACTGCTGGCTCGAGACCACGGACTTCGGACCGTATGCAGAACTGGAAGGCGGCTCCGACGCCTTCTCGTGGATCAAGGCACTGACGGGCGACCGTTACGTAGCTGCGATCGGTGTTCGAATTGCAAGCTACGGCCCCGTTTGCGAATGGGAAGAAGAGTGTCAGAACCTACGTTGTGAACAAGGTCGCTTTCCAGCTTCCGTCAATCTCGAGGAGGACCTCCACATTCAGGAGTTGTCTCCTAGCTCGCGCGCCAAGTTTATTTCTGGCGAGCCTTTTGAGATGGAGCTGCCTGTCTCTGGAAAAACCGTCAAATACAAACTTCAAACCGGAGAAGACGAAGCCAGGATTTCCAAATTGATTCGCAATCCAGAGGAGAATGTAGAGGAGAACACAGTTACTATCTCCCTGGCGGTAGGAATCCAGGAAATCGAAGGCGTTCACGTAAACGACAAAATCAAGTGGCTCGAGAACGCGGATGGTGGAGACATCCTCCACATGCTTGAGCAGCTCAATGAGGTCGAGTGTGGTGTAGAGACCGCGATTGAGCTCACATGCCGGTTCTGTCGGCGCTCCCAGGAGGTGGAGCTCCCTTTAGGAGCGGAGGCCTTCTGGTTTCCGAGGAAGCGTCGCAAGCGCTTCTCTTCTTTCCGCGGTGGGAAGAAGAAGACATCCTAGAGGCCTACTTCCAGTTCGCGTGGCTCGAGCATGGCGGTTCCGGGCTTGGATGGCCCCCTTCCGTGGTCGACGCGTTACCATTGGGGGACTGGGAATGGTGGCTCGAACGCATACGGAGACAGCGCACAGCGGAAGCGCGTGCCATCAAACAGGCCTATTCCAAGGCCCAAGGTTAGAGGACGAGATGCGCAGGGCTTTCTTCATTGCGGGCCCTGCGCTCCCCCTCGACGTGCTTCCAGCACGTCCCCCGCACCGCGTTGTAGATGGTGCTCACGCCCACCCCAAAAGCTCTTGCAATGCGGACGACGGGCTCTCCCCGCGCCCGCCGGCGTCGGATCTCGAGCACGTTTGCGATCGTCAGCTTCGCCTTCGGGTTGTCCTCGCCAGCCCTGGACGACCTCTCCTTGAAGCTCCGTCCTTCCTCGCCAACGCCGCGTGTGGTGCTGTGGACCCAGTTCAGGATGGTGCGGCCAGACACGCCGAACCTGCGTCCCACATCTCGGGAGGAGACCCCGCTCCTGTACAGACGGATGGCGCGGCTGATGGCCTCCCGGTCGTAGCGTTTGGCAATCGCCCACGGGGAGGCCCCCGGGCCAGGGACGGGTTGGATACCGTCTTCAGCCACCCGTCCACGTGTTCTGGGCCCGCCAAGCTCCCGTCGGCTGACGCCCACGCAGATCGAGGAGATGCAGGCCTTAGTCACTCCGAACTCCTTGGCCAGTTCGTTGACGCGGGCCCCTCCGGCGCGTTTGGCCCTGATGCGCAAGACCGCGCCATCGTCGAGCTTCAGCCCCCGCGGTGGTCCTGTTCGTTTCCGAGGGACCTTCGAGAGCGGAATACGCGCAAGGTTCTCCACTCTGGCATCGTTGGGGTCCCCGTTTTTGTGGATCACGACCTCTCCGGCGTGCAAAACACTGACGAAAGCCTCATAAACAAGTCTGTGGAGCCGCCTCACCCGATGCGCCCCGCCCCGGTAGAGCTTGACCCTGCGGTAGCCGTCGGATGTCTTGGCTGGGCTGAGGGCCTTGGAGGAGCCCCTCCTCCGGATCCGACCGCGGTTGGAGACCTCGTAGTGCAGGAAGTGCGGAATCGGGCGCCATTCTTCTTCTGGGAGCGGCTGCATACTTGGGTATTTGGTGACGTTCTGGCAGAAAGTCAAGTGAGTCCCGTCCCATGCTGAACCGTCTTGGCCTCGGCTTCATGTTCTTTGCCCGTGACTTGCTCACGGGGCCGATGCGGAGAATGCGGTCCCAGTTTGGGATGTTGGATATGGCCTCCTCGCAGACGAGTAATCGGTTGCGGGCGGCTTTCATTGGCATTGGCATCGGAGCGACAGCCGCGGTTGCTTCGATCTCCTTGTTGAAGCCAGCTATTGATATAACAAAGGATGCGGCTGACTTCGAGCTAGCGATGACTGATACGCGGCTCGCAATGGGCGCAACCAAAGAGGAGATGGGTAAGTTCCGAGCCGAGGCTTTTCGGCTGGCACGTGCACTTGCTGTTGACCCGAGCGATACCGTTGCTGGTTTCCAAACGCTTGCTAGAAGCGGTTTCAATGCTGGGCAGTCTCTTGCCATTATTGAACCCGCAGCACGTCTTGCGGCGGCTTCCT